GATGCTAGTGGTGATAAATTAAGCCAGGCTATTGCAGAAAGCATCCAACTTGCTGGACGAAATGGTTATAGCACAGTACCAGCTGGATTTATAGTATGACAGTACCAGTAATAAATGCTGTAATTAACTTTAGCACTGGCCCTAGTTTTGCTCAGGCCATGATTTTAGATACAGGTATATTAGGCACAAACGTATTAGCAGATTCAGCAGCTGTAATTGTAGATGTATCTAATCAAGTAAATAGAATTGAAACCAATAGAGGCCGTACTGCACTTAGTGATGAGTTTCAAACAGGTTCGCTTACTTTACGCATAACAGATCAAAATGGTGATTTTAACCCACAAAATGTATCTGGGCCTTATTACAATTTATTAACACCTATGAAGAAGGTGCAGATTACTGCTACCTATGGTTCAGTTACTTATCCTATATTTGCAGGATATATTACGAGTTATGTTACTACCTATCCAGATGACGGAGAAGGTGTAGCAATTACTACTATACAAGCTGTAGATGCTTTTAGATTAGCCCAGTTAGCACAGATAAGCACAGTGGCTGGCACTAGCGCTGGTCAATTATCGGGCGCACGTGTGGACGATATTTTAGATCAGATTTCATGGCCAGCATCTCAACGAGATATTGATCCAGGTCTTACTACATTACAGGCAGATCCAGGCACTAACCGCACAGCATTACAGGCACTATTTACAGTAGCCAATTCTGAATATGGTGCTATCTATGTTGATGCCGACAATAACTTTGTATTTCAAGATAGAGGTGTTACTGCTGGATCTATTGGTGGCACACCTACAGTGTTTGCAGATGATGGATCAGGCATAACATACTTTGATGCAACCTGGATATTAAATGACGTATTAGTATTTAATAAAGCTACTATAACTAGAGCTGGTGGTAGCCCCCAGGTAGCCCTAAATCAAGCCAGCATAGATAAATACTTTTTGCATAGTTACTTTTTAGATAACCTATTAATGCAATCAGATGCCGTAGCCCTAGATTATGCCCAGGCTTATATTGCTTCTAGGCAAGAAACCAGCATACGTGTCGATGCCATAGTCCTAGACTTATATACACCTAGTTACAATTCAGGCATTATCGCAGCCTTAGACCTAGATTTTTTTGATCCAATTACAGTTAAAACCACCCAGCCAGGCGGATCGATTTTAGAGAAGACTTTACAGATTTTTGGGGTAAGAATGAATATAACCCCAAATAGTTGGAAAACCACATTCACGACACTAGAGCCTGTTATAGATTCGCTGGTTTTGGATAACCCAATTTATGGCACTTTAGACTATAATGTCCTAAGTTACTAAGGAGTAGAAATGGCAAAACAGACGTTCACCACTGGGCAGGTTTTAACAGCTGCTCAGATGACATCATTACAGCAAACTGCTATGGGTGGTGGTGATACCACGGCCAAAACTACAAGCTATACATTAGTAGCGGCAGATGCTGGCACAGTAGTTGCAATGAATGCAGCAGGTGCAACCACAATTACAGTTAATACTTCATTGTTTGCAGCTGGTGATACTGTAACAATTCAAAATAGAGGTGCAGGAACATGCACGATAACGGCAGGTACTGCAACAGTTGATACAGCAGGTTCTTTGGCTTTAACTCAACATGAAGGCGGCATATTATATTTTACGGGTACTGGTGCTGCTGTATTTTATGATTTTGTCCAGGCAGGAACAAGTGGTCCAACTTGGTCAGCATTTACTCCCACATTAAATAATTTAACTTTAGGTAATGGCACAGTAACAGGACGATATGCACAAACAGGAAAAGTAGTTTTTTTCTATGTAAAAATTACTTTAGGTTCTACATCTTCAGTAAGTACAGAACCTAGGTGTTCTTGGCCAGTTGCGCCAAGAGATACTGCAGCAGCAGCAGCAGCACAATTACAATACGTGTATGAAGACAGTGGTTTAACTAGATATTACGGAGCTTGTGACCCAATAACTAACAGCACAGCAGAATTTAGATTTTGTGTACAAAATGCGTCAGGCACTTATGTAACAAGTACACAAATCACAAGCAGCATTCCATTTTCTTGGGGTACAAATGATGCGTTTTACGCATTCGGAACATATGAGGCGGCATAATGACATTTATATTGAATAGTAATTTTGAAGAAGCAAGCGATTCTGTTAAATGGGATCAAATCCGTATATGGCGTGATGAACAATTACGCTTAAGCGACTGGACACAATTGCCAGATGCCCCTGTAAATAAGGTAGATTGGGCAGAATATCGCCAAGCATTAAGGGATTTGCCTTCACAGGATGTATCACCAAATAAAGTTAAGTTTCCAGAAAAACCATAACATTGAAGCCGTGGCTTTGTGCAGCTGGAGTGCAGTTAAGAGATCAGGTTGATACCTGGTATCCAGATCGCCGCACTACCAGTGATGGGTGGATTGGTGATGCTCGTCATTCCGCCACCAGATCGGATCATAATCCAGACAAATCTGGGTGCGTCCGAGCCATTGATGTTGATTCTCGCCTGGATTCATCCGAGCAGCTCTCGATATATCTGGCTGACCAAATCAGGGTATGCGCTAAAACCGATAAGCGCCTATCTTACGTAATCCATAATGGCTTTATTGCATCAAGAATTATGGGATTCAAGTGGCGTAGATATCGTGGCATAAACCCACATAAGAAGCACATCCATATTAGCTTTACAAAGTTAGGCGACAAAGATAGCAAGCCGTTTGACATACCACTACTAGGGGGCAAGATATGAAGATAACCAAGAAGCAAAAAACAATACTAAAGTCCTACGCACGTGGGGTATTAGTATCTTTCTTAACATTTTTAGCCAGTAATGAATTAGGTTTAGATCCAGCACTGTCTGTAGTAGTTGCAGCACTTGCTGGTCCAGCAGCTAGGGCTTTAGATAAATCCGATACAGCTTATGGTGTCGGTGCTGATGAAAAATGAGCCCAGCAGAATGGGCTGGCTTTGGCGCTGGCGTTATGGCCGTGCTATCAGGCGTGCTAATAGGATTACGTTTTTTAGTTAAAGGTTGGCTAAATGAGTTACGACCTAATGGTGGCTCTAGCATGAAGGATCAATTAACTAGATTAGAACAGCGTGTCGATGATCTGTTCACTATCATAAGTAAGTCATAATTTCAATATGGCAACTAAACGCAAACCAAAGAAGATGGTGCGTAAGCGCAGGACTACTAAAGAGCCTGTTTTAACTAAGTTAGATTACTGGGCTATTGCAGCCAATGAGGTATATAAGGCTTGCCGTAAGAATGGCATGGATGAATCTACGGCTTTGGCTTTTGCTATGGATCGTACAAGTTATCCAGATTGGATAGTCGATACTACAGATCCAATAAAAGATCCCCTAGATGATTACGAGGAAGACGATTAAGCGCATAGCGTTTGTATCAGATCTGCAAGTACCTTTTTTTAATGAAAAATCTGTCAAATCAGTAGGCCGCTTTTTAGCCAAGTGGAATCCGCATAGGACTATCTGTATTGGTGATGAGATTGATTTACCACAGCTAGGTGGTTTTAATGCTGGCACCATTGACGAGATGGTCGGCAATATAAACGACGATAGAAAACAAACACAAGAAGTCCTAACATACTTAGGCGTAACAGATGTACTAGGAAGCAATCATGGAATCAGACTTTATCGATCAATCAAAAAACGACTACCATCTTTTCTCAACTTACCAGAAATGCAGTATGAGCGTTTTATGGGATATGACAAGCTCGGAATCAAGTTCAGTCCTTTCGGGCTTGACTGGGCGCCAGGCTGGACAGCCGTTCATGGAGATGCTTTCCCTCTTAGCCAAGTGCCTGGACAAACGGCCTTAAACGGGGCTAGAAGGCTAGGTAAGAGCGTTGTCTGTGGTCACACCCATAGACTAGGGGTATCAGCCTTTACAGAGGCTTCTAGAGGCCAATTAGGGCGTACTGTATGGGGTGTTGAGGTTGGCAATTTAGTAGATTTAAGCAGTTCAGGCATGGCCTACACGAAGGGCTATGCAAATTGGCAGCAAGGCTTCGCTGTGGCCTACGTGCATGAGCGTAAAGTCCAGGTAATAACCATA